CATTATTATTTTCTGCACCAATAAAAACACCTTTATTTGCAGCATGGTTTGTGATGTAAAGGTTGCCAGTGTTGTTGTCTATAACTCCTGATATTAAACCCGGGCTATGACTTATTTCTAGATCGGAACCATCCCCAAAGACAGCTTTGTCATTGTCGCCAAAAGATACATCCCCAGTAAACGCCCCACCCGCAAAAGTCGGACTTGCTGTTGTAGAGATGTCTTGATTAGTAGAAAACACCGTACCTGTTAGTGTAAGACCAGTACCCGCAGTGTACACAGTTGTTTCGGCAACTTCTGCGAAGGTGATATTAGTCGTCCCAAAGATGATCTCACCTTCAGTATTCATAACATCAAGGTGACCTGCGTTGGTTGACCCTTCTTTAACAAAGAAAGCATCACCTTGACCTAAAGAATCTGGATCAGAGGGGCCATAACTATCTGCGTCAGTAGCTCTTGTGAGAACCCAGTTTGTGGAGCCATCACCCACGGTTGTTACAGTGTAAATGCCATTATGCGCGGCATTTGTTTGCTCTGAAACAAGAACACGATCCGCACTTGAAAGCGTTACACCATCAATAGAGATAGCGGCCTGCGCTCCTGAGTTTGTAAGCGTTGCACCCACACCAGAAGAGCCGTTGTCATAAGTTGCAGAAAGGTTCGCTGTTGTTTGAACACGACACGGCGCATGATAGTGCAAGCCTGCCGCTGCAATCGTGTCTACATATGACTTCGTTGCGAGCTGCAAAGATGTTGTCGGATCAGCGTCAACAGTAACCGCCACAAAGCTAGGACTGTCAGTTGTTGCTAAACCTTGGTTGATAGCTTTAACCGCGGTTTCATCTGTTAGTTCACTATCCATAACCGCGCCAGCGGCAGTGACGTTTGCAGTGTCTGTAACGTCCGCGTTTGTTTCAACGGTATCTAACTTAGTGCCATCTACCGATATATCACGACCATCGACGGTCTGAGCGCCAGACATGACGATATTACCCGTCATTGTACCGCCAGATTTAGGCAATGCAGCATCAGCCGTAACGCCATCCGCCGCAACGTCACGACCGTCTACTGTCCCAGTAACGGTTATATTTCCAGTAACATCTATTCCTGCGCCAAAATCCACATTGCCGCTAAATGTACCACCGCTTTCAGGAATCAAATCTTCCGCAGCTGCTGTAATAAACAACGCAGCAGAGCCAGATAAATCCAGCAAAGAACCAGTAGAGCTTTCAGTTAGCGTACGTGTAAGCGTTGGACCAGAAGCAGTGTAAGTACCTGTGCCTATCTCCCAAGCAGTCGCGCCATCTTCAATCGTATACCTTACTGTCGCTCCATCTGCGACATTCGTAAAGTCGGCATAACCAGAAACAGCGCTCCCTAGAGTAACCGTTCCAGTACCTGTTGTACTCGTATTAACTTTAACTCTATTAGCTAATGTAACCATCAGGCAATCCTAATTATAGCACTACTCGCATCTGCTGTTGGGAAAACAATTTGGAAATCTCCAGATGTGGACGTTTTGTCCGAGCCGAAATCTAACACCGCTACTGCTGGGTTAGTTCCGCCTGATTGATAAATCAGTGCCCCCCGTGCTGTAATTGTTGCAGACGCCCATGTAGTATCCGCAAAATCCAAGTACGCAGTGGTTCCAGAAGTTGTAGGCGCTACGATGGTAAGTGTATTACCCCCCGCTGTATACCCTGTGCCAGACACTTCATTCGAAGTTGTATACGCAGTGGTCGCCGCATCTAGTGACGCTGCCGATGTATACAACGCGATTTTATACGTTTGCGCGGTATCACTACTGAAGTCCATCTCCCCATCAAGAAGAGCTTGTTTAAAGGATGTGCACATTGCCTGTGTGATTGCCATAGTAATCTCCTTAGCTCACAGGGTTTTTAGGTTGCCCAGAACGGTACGTATCACCCCGAAGCTTACCATCCCCAAGATTTTTAAGTAAGCCGAGGGACAAAACGTACATCTTGTTGTACATGTCCACCATATCTTGCTCACCTTTCATAAACCGAATCGCTTCAACTAGCGCACCGTTAAGTAACGCTGAATCAAATTCGTCACCTAGCCATGTAGTACCTGCAGTAACAATCGATTCTGGATAATACCCATAATGCAGCTCAGTTGCATACGCTATATCAGGGGTTGGACCTAGTATTAACGCGGTGTCATCAAAATTAGCGTAGTGTACAGGAGTACCTGTAGTAGTTTGATTCGGGTATGCTTCACGGATAAAGTTAACATCTTTATCTAGCAAATACACATAGTTACTAGACGCATCCACAATCGCCAAGCTGTACGTATATAAATAATCAGCGGGTAGTGCTAAATATTTATCGTTAGCTGTCAAATTTGCGGTTACGTTTTTACGCAGCGCAGGAATCTGCACAGAATTGTATATCTTCTGCTCGGCTTGCTGAGTAAACATAGCCAGTTGGTCATCTGTAAATGTATTCTCGCAGATGTCTTCTATGTTCGTTTTTAACTCAGTATAGTCCATGCGTTATGCCATTGGCCCTCTTGCGTACAAACCTTTTGTCGCCGCGCCTGTACCGCGAACTTTTATCCCGTTAGATTTTTTAGCGGTCTTAGCCATCTTCTTAGGCTTAGTTACTTTACCGCCAGCTTTCATCTTTCTAGTACCACAGTTTGACATGTTATAGCCTCCTAAGAAATTATTACCGTAACTCGCCCTACAAATCCAGTAGCAACTAAGCTATTATCTTGTAGGTTAAATGGATCGTCTAGCCCCACTGGGTTCCACCCATATTGATCGTTACGCACAGCAACGAGTTCTACTGTGTCAGGACGAGGGTTGCGTAGTGCTTGTGGATCAACAACAGGAAACTCGCCAAGTCGTAACTGTGGGTGATCTGGATCCCAACATTCAGGGCACGCGAGTGTGTTTGTGTTATTCCCCTTTACATACAGCGGACGTAGTTCTTTGAGTTTGTAGGAAAACCCACAAATATCGCAAAGTCCTAACGCTTTTCGTGCTGATGCAAATCTCTCCATTACTGCCTCATAGCACTAGGCACGAATCGGAACGGGGTTTTCTCCCGATCTTCTCCTGCCGCCAAAACAAACTGAGCCTCATACTCTGCCTTTAGCATGTCCACACGAGGGGCTAATTCAGGTACCTTCATGGCGATATGGTACGCCAGCCCTGCTACTAGACACGGGAGAAAGCGGAAATTCATATCCGCTGTTTGCGCACCAGAGCCAGCGTCTTCGATCCTACGCAGCCGCCAATACACAAATGTATACTCGTCGGAGCTAGGAACAGGCCATACAGTTATACGTGGGTTGTCGCGTAACCGCTCAATAAACACCTGAATCGGCCTGCCTGTATCAGTTTTATTAGGGATAGTAGCGTAAGTACTTACACTAATACGTGTTATTGTAAGGTCTTGTTGTGTTGTGCCAGCACCTGTACGAACCACTTGTTCAAGAAGATCGATAGTATCTGCGGGTAAGTCATAAGTCGCCGTACCTTCGGTTAGGCTCACCGTACCCTCATCAATCGTCCACAAGTTTATACCACGGTTCTGCCACTCAATCGTCATTAGATTCATAGAGCGGCGTGCCGTACGTAAATCATAGCCAGAGCGCATCTCGCGACCAGCACGTTCCCATGCTTCTTCAGCGATTTCCGTGAAGTCCATGTTAAACGATGTGGTGCCCGATGTAGCCATGTTTACTTACCTTTGAAGTGTGCTTTTACTTCTGCAAGAAGTTTAGCTTTGGATTTACGGCGATCTAGCTCAATACCCTCATCACGCATAAGCGCTTCTAGTTCGAGCTTAGACATATCCGCGTATTTCGGCGCTGCCTTTTTAGTAGAGGCCGCAGGCTTAGGTGCTTCAACTTTAACACCCATAGATTTCAATTTAGCTTCTGCTTGAGCTTTAGTCATCAAGTCAAAAACTTTAACATCATGTGTACCGTCAGCGTTCTTTGTGCCAATCTGATACACTGGTTCACCTGAAGAGAACCTGCCGTTCTGGAAGATTTCCATTACGTCTTCCTTTTCCGTTTAGCTGGAGACACTCTACGTGGTTTACCCGCAGGTTGTCCCAGACGTTTCTTTTCAGCGATCTTTTTGCGCTTCTCTGAAGAACTCATCTCGCCACTTGTTTTAGGAGTTTTACTAGACACCTTTTTTGTAGGTCTACAATAGGGCGTGCCTCGCTTCTCTCCTGCTTTGCGTCCGCAAGCCTTACCAGTACGCACATCTTTCCAGTCCTCTTTGAACCAACGTTTTAGTGCTGCACCTTTTGCTGTCTTGCGAACTGCCATTACGATTTATTCCCCCAGTTTTTAGCGCCCTTCTTACGACACTTAGCGATAGCACCGCTAGCGTAAGCACTTGGGAAAACTTTATACCGTGATTTTACTTTGCGGTAGCAGGCATCCTTCACAGAACCACCTTTTTTGTATCCACAACTAGAACCACGGTAGTAACGTCTCATAATTACACCATTTTACAGGCGCGAACGCCTTTTTGCGCAATGCCGCAGCCTCGTACTTTACCGCCAGCTTTCATCTTTTTGACTTTGCCGCCGTACGCCATATTCATACCGTCACTACGGTTCATCTGCTCCTGCATCATTAGTTCGATGTCACCGCGTTCTGCGTTTGGAGATACGTCTACTTCTGCTTCAGGGCGTAAACGAGGACGCGGTGACGTTGCGTTCGGGCGCTGCATAGAGCGTTTTTTAGGTGCCATACCCATCTCAACAGCTTCACGACCTTCTAGCCCTGAAGCGCGGTCCATTTTACGTTGTTTACGTTTATACCCCGTAGAAGAACGTCTCGGTCCACCCATAGCCATCTTATGATCCTTTCATTTTTACAATTTTACAGGGGCGAACTGCGCCACCGCGAGCCATTCCGCAGCCGCGAACTTTGCCACCGCGCTTCATGCCCTTGTGCTCAGAGTCTTTCATCATAGTACCGTCTGGCATTTTATGGTATCCGACTTTGCCACCTGCTTTAAACCTGTTGTCGAGGTTCCCAGACTGATATATTGACCCCGCGGGCCTAATTCTATCTGGAACCTGCTCGCCAACAGGAAGCTCTGTTGTACCCAGTTTGTTAGAGATTCGACGTTTGAATGGATGCTGAAAAAACTTTTCTCCGCCCATTTTACGCGGTGGTTTTGGGTCTTTCTTGATTTCCCCCGGGTCTTTCGGCATACCGCCTTTTTTGTAGCCTTTTGCTGGTTTCTTCATGTACTTTTTTGCAACCTCTTTAGGTATACCCATTTCTGGGTCGTTGTACGCCATCGCCATGTATCGGCGCTGTTTTTCAGACTTAGCAGGCATTCTGTCCCCCGTTAACTGTGTGCGCATCTGTGTACGGGAAATAGCCATTTAACAGTTCCATTTCCGTAAACTCTTATTGATACGACTGTTAGGGTCGTTCTTCGTTTTCGCACTGGTAAGTTTTTTCTTCATACCAGACATACGGGCGCAGAAAGACTTGCGTCTATTCGCTGCCTTAGAGCCTTTTTTAAGTTTACTAGGTTTTGTAGTAACAGCGGTCTTTAACTTGCTACCGGGATTTGCTTTCCGATAGCTAGCAACACCTTTTGCATTGAGTCCACCGGACTCACTCTTGCCTTCTTTGCGTTGCCAAGCGGGAGATTTTACCTTCCCGCCTTTTTTATAATAAACCCGCATACCATCACCTAGCTATAGAAGAAGGTCATGGCGGTTATATTCGTCGCCACAGACACATATACGTCTGAAGAACAACGAATCCCGTCATCAGGAATGTTAATTGAGTGAGAGTCAGATGCTAAGAAGTCAATATCTAACACTGTAGCGCCACCATCACCATTGGTAACCGTAAGACGCCCTGCACCTGCACCTGTTAACACTTGTACCTGACGAATCCTAGCTGGACCTACCGCTAAAGAGCCTGTAGCCGCAACGCGTTTTGTTAATACATCAGACGACATAAATCACCTCCTTATGAGAGGTTGCGGTTCTGCAAATACAGCACCGTTACAGTGGCAGCACCTGCGGTAGCAGCAGTTCCT